AAAAAAGATTTAGCGCTTGCAAAGCAATTGGATGCGTTGCAAAGACGTTATGAAAAGCGCTACGAAAAGCAAATTTACACGGCTTTAAAAAAGCAAATGCAGCCTTATTTGGATGCGATTAAAGAGGCGCCAGGTAATTTAAACGAGTTCGACCTAATTAGTCCAGCGCCTTTGGCTGATACGCTAGAAAGCCTTTACGTTGTGGCTGGCACGGCATACGCTGAGGCCATGTATAACGCAATACAACCGCCAACAAAAGCAACAAAAGAAGCGTTACGCGCTGGCTGGCGTGACTTTATGCGCCTATTTGCCGTAAGAAACTTGCCGCAAACCCTAATAGAAATTAACAGAACCAGCCAAAAGATAATCCGAAATATTGTTTTAGGCGGATTAAACGAGGGCCTTGGCGCGTTAGAAATTGCGAGCAATATTGAGCAATCTGTTGCGGTAATATTTAGAAACAGAGCCAAATTAATTGCACGAACTGAAATGGTAACTGCCACCAACGTGGCCGCAATGGAGTCGTCTAAATCGTCCGATTTCATGTATGAAAAGAAATGGATTCCAGCGACTGACACGCGCACCCGTCCTGACCATGCAGAAATGAGGTCAAAGCCTTGGATTCCATTCGACCAAAACTTTATTGTTGGCGGCGTTGAAATGGGCCAACCAGGTGACGCGTCAAAAGGTGCTGGCGCCGACCAAATATGTAATTGCCGATGCAAGGTTGTGTTTAGAATAATGCGAGACGTTGACGGTTTACCAATGCGCAAATGATTTCTTACGTTATCAACTTGGATCACCGCAAAGACAAATGGCGTTCGTCAATGAATGAATTGTCGCCTCATTTTAATTTGGAACGAGTAAGCGCAATTCAGCACGAATTGGGATGGCTTGGATTAGCGCAAACCTTTAAAAAAATATTTAAAGAATGCGAGGGCGACGTTTTGATATTTGAAGACGATGCAACGTTTAGAGGATGGGCTACCAATTTACAAGACGCAATCAATGACTTGCCAGCCGACTGGGATATGTTAATGCTTGGGGCCAATATAAAAGACCCAAGAATTGACCGAATAAGTAAGCGATTGGTTAGGACGTACGGCGCTTGGACCACGCACGCAATTCTTTACTCGCATCGCTTTGCAAAGGAAATGGTAGAATTGGATTTGGAAGTGCCAATTGACGAATACTTTAGGACAAAAGTCCATCCAAGAGGTAACAGTTATATTTGCGTGCCGTTCCTTTCATTTCAGCGCCCAAGCGAAAGCGATATTGAGGGCGGTTATAAAAATTATACAAGCCTATTTGAGGAAAGCGAAGCCAAAGCAATGCATTTCATTTATCAATAATTTATTGGTTTGCTTTTTTTTTATACCCTTTTATTTTTACAAAAAATGACGCAATGATTTACAAGAATATAAGCCAAGGAATAATCGAAGACGTTGACGATGTTAAAGGCATCGTGACTGGTTATTTTTCTGCATTTAATAACATAGATTCTGACGGCGACGTTATCGTTTCGGGCGCTTACAAAAAAACTGTTGCCGAAAACGGACCAATGGGCCGTAATAGAATCATGCACCTTTTGCAGCACAATCCTTTAATGCCATTGGGTAAGCCTACGGAATTAATGGAAGACGCAAAAGGATTGCGTTTTACCTCTAAGATTACCGAGACTAGTTACGGCAAAGACGTTATCAAACTTTATGCAGAGGGCGTTTTTAACGAGCATTCTGTTGGATTTGAAATTATTAAGGCCGACAACAAGGCTGGTTACCGAGAAATTCGAGAAATAAAACTTTGGGAGGGATCAACAGTTACATGGGGAGCCAATCCAAATACGCCAATTGAGTCAATGAAATCATGGGACAAGCCAAAGAGCGAGGAAATGTTGGCTAAGTTTTGCAACATTTTGCGCAATGGGGACCTTACCGACGATGGAATGATTCAACTTGAAATTGGATTAAAACAACTAGAAAACCATCTAAAGGCTTTGGAGTCAGTCCAAATTGTAGAATCCGAGGAAACTCAATTTAAAAGCGAAGAGGACCCGACAATAGCAATGGCTTTGGAATTTGAATATTACCAAAAACTTAAAAAATTTATTTAAAACAAAATGGACGCAATTAAATCACAATTGGACTCTGTATTGGCTAAATTGGAATCAAACGAGGCTTTGATTTCCGACGTTAAGGCAATGAAGGAAGCGGGCGAAGAGTTTAGAAAATCTCTAAGCGCTGAAACCGCAAAACTAAATGAAAAAGCAGACGCGCTACAGGCTCAACTTGACGGCGTTGACGCTAGAACTCAGGCTGGTTTCGCTAGCGCTGCAAAAGGTTACTCTTTCTCTAGCGAACTAGAAAAGGCTTTTGCATCTGACGCATTCGGAAACTACAAAAGCGGAAACGCTAACAAGGTAAAACTTGACCTTGAATTGAAAGGCGGCGACATGACAATTGGCAACTCTTATACTGGCGAAGTTATCCCAGCCGAGAGAGTTCCTGATTTGAAGTTTACTCCAAACAGAAAAGTAAACGTTCGTCAATTGTTGCCAGTTGGACAAACCTCTAGCAACCTTATTCGTTTCGTGCGTGAGTCTGCTTACGACAACGCTGCGGCACCAACCGCACAGGGTTCTGCTAAACCTCAGTCTGATTTCGATTTGACTGCTGTAGATCGTTCCATCCGTACAATCCCAACTTTTATGAGATTGACCAAAGAAATGTTGGACGATACCCCAGGTTTGATTGCTTACCTTTCTAGCCGTGCGCCAAGCAAATTGTTGAACGTAGAAGATACCCAACTTTTGTACGGAAGCGGAAGCGGTCAGAACTTGAATGGTTTTGCAACTGACGGATCGGCTTGGACTACTGTTAAATTTGGTACACTAATCAACAGATTTGACGTTCTTGCCGCTGCGGTTGTTCAAACAACTAAAAACGAGTATTCGCCAAATGCAATCATGATTAACCCATCTGATTACTTGCAATTGGTATCCGTTAAAGAAAGCACTGGATCATACATTATCCCATCTTACGTTTCAATGTCAGCTGGTCAAATGTTTATCATGGGCGTTCCAGTTTACGCAATCAATGGCGTTGTTGCTGGCGATTTCTTTAGTGGAGACTTTGCACTTGGTTCTCAGTTGTTCGTACGTCAGGGCATTACGCTTGAATTCTTCGAGCAGGACGCTGACAACGTGACCAAGAACTTTGTAACCGTACGCGTTGAGGAAAGAATTGCTCTTGCAGTTTACACTACTCAGTCTATCGTTTACGGATCATTCGCAGCCGCTTTGGCTAACGGTTCCGCAGTATAAGGAAAATAGGTGTTTAGTTTGATTAAGGCCCCGACAAATCGTCGGGGTTTTTTTTTATTTATTTAAAAATCAATACCTTTCAACGAATCAAAAATAAAAAACATGAATATCGTTTTTTTTGTACACGCGTGGGCGGGAACGCATAACTCTGGCGCCGAGTGGACAGTTCAGCATTACGCCAAATATTTCCACCAAAAAGGCTGCAATGTTGAGGTTATTTTACCCGAAAGCCAAATTTATCCCGACGGCGAAAAGTTTGCATTTATTAAATTTATTACTGGCTATTATTCAAACGACTTTTTTCTAGCCTTACAAAATGCAAGCGTAATATTTACCCATTTAGATAATACTGGCGTTGCAATTAATTGGGCCAAACAATTTAAAAAGCAATTGATTTTTTTAAGCCACAACGATTCAGATTATAGGAACGTTAGATTTAAAGCGCAAAACATTCACGTTGTTTATAACAACAAGGCCAACGAAAAGAATGTACAAAACGGGCCTTACCCTAACCAGGCAATTGTTTGCAAGCCTCCAATTTTTCCTGAGGACGTAAAATATAACAGAAAGCATGGCCAATACATTACCCTAATTAATTGCAACGAAAACAAGGGCGGCCAAATATTAATCGAACTTGCAAAACGATTACCAAAGCGTAAATTTCTTGGCGTGCTTGGTAGTTATGGCGAGCAAATTATTGACGATACGCTAAAAAATTTAAAGTATGTTGCGCAAACGCCTGACGTGCATTTGATCTATGGCAAAACCAATATTGTGCTTGTCCCATCGTTTTATGAGTCCTATGGCCGTGTCGGTTTAGAGGCGGCTATTAATCGACTGCCAGTAATTTGCACGCCAACAGATGGATTAAAAGAATGTCTTGGGGCCGCTGGCCTTTACTTTGACCGCAACGACTTAGACGGAATGGCTGCGAAGATTGAGGAATTAATGAGTGATGAGATTTTGTACGATTTCCACCAAAATATTATGCGCAACCTTGCAGAGGAACGCCTAAAATACCAAGACCAAGAACTAGAAAGATTCTTTAATTTTATCGTTGACAAAGCAAAGAAACAATACAATGAGTGATTTACTATATACGCCAAGCAATGGAAGTTTTACTGGCTACGCGGTACAACTAAGCACGGGAGCAGTAACCGAGCCAGTAACGTTGGCAGAGGCAAAAGAATACGCAAGAATTGACGGATTTAATGAGGACACGCTAATTACTAGCCTTATAACAATGGCTCGCGTACATTGCGAGTCGTACATTGGAAAAAGCATTGTTTTAAAAACCGTTACAATTGACTCGTTTACGTTCCCTTATCAATTCCAAATGCCATACGGACCGCTAACAAACGAGGCAAATATTAGCAAATGCGTGACAATAGACGAAAACAACGTTGAGACGCCGTTACAATACCGCGTAAATGCTGGCTTGTTTCCTAAGTTGTTTATTCTTGGCGGCGCTCAGTCTTATAAATTTAAACTGGTTTATACTGCTGGATTTACCACCGTTCCTGAGGACATTAAATTGGCGGTTAAAATGATGGTAAACACGCTTTACGAACGACGCGAGGATTTCAGCGATTTACAGGCTATTGAATCACCTTTAGGCGTTAAAGCGTTATTAATGCCGTATAAAACTTATAACTGGTTTGGCGCGTGAGAACAAACAAAGAAATTAAAGCGGGCGATTTACGCGAACGAATATCGTTTATTAATCCAAGCCTTTTTGGCGATGGTTATGGCGGCTTTTATTCGCAACCGACGTTGACTTATACTTGTTGGGCAAAGGTTACTAACGTAAGCGGCCAGCGTCAAAATAGCGAGGATCAAATGGTTATTAAAAATCAATGGGAATTGCTAATTAGGGACAACCCTTTGGTTACACTTACCAAGTCTATGCATATTCTTTACGCTGGCAGAACGCTTGTAATTAGCGAATTTGTTGACGTTTTGGAATACGACCGAATTATTAAAATAATAGCAATTGAACGCGACTAAATGTTAAGCATTGAATTCAACAAGCAAAGCCTAAACGCCTTTTATAAGTATCTTAAAGACTTAGAGGGCAAAGTTTCCGACTATGTGCGCGCGGAAATAGAAGACTCTATGCTTGCAATTGAAAGCGAAGCGGCAAGCAATGTGGCGGTTAATACTGGCGCCCTAAAAAATAGCATTCAATCAACGCCAATAAAAGTAAGCAAAAACCAGGTAACTGGCGGCGTGGAGGTTGGGGCGTCTTATGCGCCTTACGTTGAATTTGGGACTGGGACAAAAGTAAAGGTCCCTAGCGAATTGAGCAATTTTGCAGCACAATATAAAGGCGCTGGCGTTAAAGAAGTAAATTTGCCAGCAAGGCCGTTTTTTTACCCTGAGGTTTATAAGCAACGGACAGAGTTGCCAAAGAAAATTGAGCGCACGTTAACGATATTAATGAATAAAAAACAATGAGAAATATTAAACTATTTGTGCGCAAGGCTTATTGGACGGCTTTAAACAATACAATTACCTATAAAACTTTGCCTGTCGCTTGTTACGACACTTTTGCGCCTGACGATGCAATTTTACCATACATTTTAATTGGAAATCAAACGCAAGAAGACGACAAAGACAACCAGGAGTTTAATTACATTACAACAATAACTTTGGACGTTGTAACGGCTGGCATTGCACCTTTTGGACGAATGGACGCCGACACAATAGCGGACCAAATTTTACAAATCGTTTGCCGTTATCCTGAAAACTATTTGTCGCTAGACGTTGGCAAAATTGTAACCGCTAAACTTGTTCAGCAAACTAGCCTTTCAAGTATTACCGATACAAACATTGTACATCGTGAAATTTTAACGATTGAAAATTGGATTGATGGCTAAGATTAATGGGTCCGCTTTATTTGTAACTGTTGGACTTGACCGCGTGGCGAAGTCTACGGCTTACAATTTATCAGCGGAAATGAGCCAGTTGGATAAAATCAGCAACGAATCGGGCTTTTTTACAGATCACGTTTCGCGTCTTGGGTCTTGGTCATTGTCTAGCGATTCTCTTTACATTCAAGACGGCTTTTCCTTTGGCGATTTATACAACGCTTACATTAACCGAGAGCGCGTTTATTTATCGGCTGGACAAGACGACAATTTAACTTTTATTGGATTAGCAACGATTGAATCGTTGAGCCAATCGGCGCAAATGGAGCAAGCCGCAAGCATTACGGCTACCTTTAAAGGCGTTGGCGGACTTTATCCAACCATTTTGCCAGCGGAGCGCTTTATTATCGACGAACTATTGGAAATAATTATAGACCAAGACGGAAACTTTTTGGTTTATACTTAAATTTTATTGTATTGCATTTTTTGCAAGTCCTTTTATTTTTAAAAAAAAATAGAATTAACCTCTTAAAAATATGGCTACTACTGGCAAATTTAACGGCACGCTCCTAAACGTTTACCTCGATAACGTAATGATTGGATGCGCCACCTCTTCGGAATTATCCGTAAACGTTGACCTTGCGGATGCAACTTGCAAAGACGATGGCGGTTGGGCCGACCATATCGCTGGCCTACGCGATTGGTCTATTTCAACCGACGGATTGGTTGCATTTGACGACACAAACAACGTTGGCGACCTTTATACTCTTTTGAGCGGTCGTACTGTTGTTGCTCTTAAATTCACTACAAACGTGGTTGGCGATTTAGTATTTTACGGCAATGCATCTGTTGCATCAATCAGCGTTTCGGCTGAAATGGAGGCTGCAGTTACTTATTCCGTTGAATTTACTGGCAAAGGTCCTTTACTAAAAGCCACCGTAGTACCAGCATCTACTTAATTTCTATTATATTAGGCCCATGAATCACTCAGGCCGAACCATAATAACAATCAATGGCAGCACCTATTCCGTCAAATTCGGGATGGGTGCTTTAATGCATTTTAGCGAAACGTTAGGAAACGACGTGCAGCAAACCATTGAACAACTGACAACGCCAGGCGTTGGTCAAATTAAAGCAATCGCAAAGTTTATTTATTCCGCTTTATACGTCGATGCGATTTACCACGACAAAGAATTTAATTTGGATTATTTAGATGTAATTGACTGGGTGGATTCTAATCCAGCCGACCAAGTAAGCAATGTCATGGTTGTAATTATGAACGGAATTAGCGCAATTAATAAAATTGATTATCCAAGCGAAGACGCTGGTAAGTCAAAAAAAAAATAACATTTAGAGACGTTTGCCATTATGCCATCGGGGAGTTGGGAATTGATCCTAACTCCTTTTATTTTATGTCTTTTGCCGAGTATCAATCGGTCGCTTATGGTTACCAAATAAGACAAAGCAAAGAAGAGAATCTATTTAGGACGCTTTGGGTGCAGTTAAACAACGTAAACGTCACTAAAAAATCGGACCTAATTAAAAAGCCTGATAAATACTGGCGCATTCCTTTATTAGATGCAAAACCTATTGTTATTCCGACCGCTGAGGAAAAAGCCAAGGCTTACGAAATTGGCAAACAATGGCAAAACCTTAAATTTGAAGAAGAAGCCAATTTTGATACGATAACAAAAACAATAAAATGAGCGCAAAATTAAATGTTGACATAGTCGCCCAGTTAAAAGATTTTAACAAAGCCATGTCCGACCTAAAATCTCAGGTCAACGATATGGGGTCGAACATTGAAAAAAGCAACAATAAATCAATTGACTCGACAAAAAAAATGTCGGGTGCTTTTTCTGAAGTTGGTAAAACTTTGGCTGGACTTTTTGCGGTGGACCAACTTGTTAATTTAGGTAAAAAAATACTTGATACGACGGTTGAATTCCAAAAAATGGAAGCGGTTTTAACTACTGCGCTTGGCAGTAATTCGGCGGCTCAATCGGCAATGAATCAAATTGTAAACTTTGCATCGTCGACACCTTTTCAAGTAAACGAATTAACAGACGCCTTTGTAAAATTGGCCAACCGCGGTTTTATACCGACTATGGAACAAATGAGACAATTGGGCGACCTTGCCTCGTCTGTTGGAAAGTCATTTGACCAGTTAACT